CTTTTTCAATCTTTCTATCTCAATCTCCATGTCAGGAGCCGCGGCGATAAGACGGGCATTCGCCATATACTCTGCCCAAGTACTCAATATATCCCGTGTTCAGGGTCCTACCACACTTACAGCATTTGATTTTCATGGCTAACCTCTTTTGTTATGATACCGTCGGGTCTTCCTTTCTCCATGCAGGGGATGGCGTGAAGAGGGGTTAGATTATTTCTACATTTCTATAACAATCTGAATCTGGTCTGGTGATAATTATAAATCTTTGACCAAAATCAATCCTCAGAAGAAATTGTTTCCACGGTTGGAGGACATTTCCAAAATCACAACGTTTAAAATTGTGCCAGTAAATATGTGATCCATTGAAGTGTCCTCCAATGGCATAGATACTTTTGATATTGGGAAACAATTTACTCAATTTAATCCAACCACCCAAAAACAGATAGTCAGTATATTTATCGGGGTAAGATCGCTTTGTTTCTGTCCATGAATCTTTAATTTTCCATGTTATTTTTTCCATCTTTCATTCCTCCTTTGGGGTTAGGGTTAGGCTAAACGAACTGGCTCTTTGTACATTTGTTCAATTTCATCAGCTGCCTTTATCGCATCTTCTTTTGATAGGAATATCCTGACTTTAATTTTCAGGATTTTACAGGTAATTGACCGAGCGCAGGATGACGATATTTTTTGCAGTTCTCCAACTGTTGGCTCTGTACCGTCATTGTGGATATATGTTAATCTTCCATCAACCATGCCGACAAAAGACCATGTATCATTTTGATTTTTTATGAGCCATGCATCCTTAATGTCTCCGAGTGCTTTCAACGCTTGAGCCATTTCTCCCATCTTATTTCTCCTTTCTATTTGGTTTTAATATGGTAGTATCAAGTTCTATGCCAATCAGATCAAGAATATTTTACCCTTGAAATCATTAGTCTTTTCTTAATAGTTAACATAACTCAAAACCCTGAATTGGATAATAATTTATCAGTGATGGAAAAGAAATATGAATTCCTCAATAATATTAGGCAGATCGAAAAATGAACACGATTGTTCAATCATGTAAGGTGTTATGTTAACTAAATGGGTCGTAAATCATACACAAAATAACTCTTGCAATCATCAGTATATTGTGGTATTAAGAAAAGAAAACACTAATGGAGGATCATCATGGATTGTAGAGACTGTCTTGATTGTAAGGTAATTCTGGCACAGGGAAAATTAAGATGTAAAACCGGCGAATGGACATATGAAAAAGACGGCACCGAGAGGACATTGAGTCTTACCAACACAGAGATCAGAACAGCCAACATAAATAAAAGAAAGATATTCTGCAAACAAAAGGATTGTCAATATTTTGTAGATAATCGACCAATTGGCATTTAGTCAATATATTGATTATCAATATAAATTGTTCAATGATATCAAGCATAATATGAAAAGTGCTTGACAAATTATTTAAAGTGTGTTTTATACTAACCAACCCAGTCACTACGGGAAAAGAAAAAACATAACCCTAAAAATCTTGACTCTTAAACCTTGCATGGAACTAACTGATCAAACCCTAACTGATCCATTCGCAACTCTAAGGCTTAAGATGATTCAATTAAAATTTCTATTAATGTATCAAGATTAGTCACAATTATTTATATTCCAGGAGGATTGAAAAATCGATAACCCAGAAGATAAAACCAATCCTACTAATCCTACCGAAATACTTCCTGAATTGCCCATTAATCATATTGCTTATCAAGTATTAAGGTCACAAGGATTTAATAACTCAGAAGCCTCTAAAGCACTTAAATTCACACCAGCTAATGGATCAATTCTAAACCAAAAACTTAAATCAAAATATGACCTAACCAATAATCAATTCGTTAAGTTAGCCTCCAATGTAGTAAAAAATGTTCTAAAGGGTACACCAATAGAGGTTAGACATACTGATTTAGATAAAAGTGGTGAACTTGTTGAAATAATTAAAGATATACATCCTAAACATTCTGAGAAGTTACAAGCTGCTCAAATGGTTTATGATAGAGTACAACCACTTAAGAGATCAGAGGATCATGTAAGTTACTCATTCATTCAGATCAACATTGATGGGGTTGATAAGTAATGGATGTTATTAATATTTCACATGATTGTGTCATTCACAAGGAATTGTCTAATAATATCAACATCAATAACATAATATATCTTATCAGACACAAGTTAAATATGGTCCAGTGGGTACTAAAGGTCTTCTCCTTGCTGCGGATGGGGGGGGGAGGGGGGATTTTTGGGTTCGCTGTGATTGTGATTAGACCTCTTTCCAACTGCGTGCAATTTTTTTAGAATTTGATTTATATGACCCTTATTAACATCTTCATTCTTTCTTTATTTTTGGTGTTTTCTGAGCCTATCTTGGCTCCATGTGCGGTGATTTGGTGGTACTTTTGGTTTTAGTGTGACATTATGTCTATAATCATCAATGGGGTCGAATTTACCCCGCATCCTGATATTGGGACGCCACTGAGTCCAAAAGGGGTTAACTATGCCCATGATTATTTAAGGGTGGTAGAGAATATCACTGGGAAAAGGTACGCCAGGTTACTTTTTAACAAGGAAGTGGGTGTGGATACGCTTACTGAGGTTGAGGAGGATCAAATAAGGCAGGTATCGGCCCAGGAGAAGGCTCGGCCTGGATCTCTTGAGAATTCTGTGTTTCGGGCGCTGATAGCCAATGATCTCTGGTTTTTACTTTATTTCATAGTTAAGCCATTTGCGGATAAGGCTGGGATGGAGAGGGTAAACCATCCCTTTACCGTTCAGGCTTGCCAGGAGATACAGGGTGGTCCCCGGGACTATACTTTGGATTTATGGGCAAGATTTCACTTTAAAAGCTCTATTATTACTATTGCAGAGACGATACAGTATGAGTTGAAGAATCCTGAGTATGCCACCGGGTTATTTTCGCATAAGGCCCCAATCGCCAAGGACTTTCTTTTTACCATCAAATCGATCTTTGAGAATGAGAAGATACTGGTCGCCACCTATCCCGATGTGGTTTGGGAAGACCCCAGGCGTCAGGCGCCTCTTTGGTCTATTGATGAGGGTATTATTTTAAAGCGGAAATCGAATCGTAAGGAGGCATCCGTTTCCGGTCATGGCCTCGTCGAGGGTATGCCTACCGCTCTTCACTTTGAAAGGAGGGTCTATGATGACATTTCTACCAACGATATAGCGGGAAGCGTCGATATCATCAGGAATGTCAATCATGCCTTCGATGTTTCACAAAATCTCAAGACCCTGGTGGGGTCCCATCATAGGGTGACGGGTACTTATTACTCCCATCAGGACCCGCTTATTTACGTCAGAAACAAGAAAAACATAGACGGAAGTCCTAAGTATTTTATCCGGTTCAAGCCAGCCACAGATGATGGGACGAGGGACGGGAAACCCGTTCTTATGGATCAGGAAAGCCTTGATGAACTTAAGACCGATTCCTCGTTTAATTGTCAGCAGCTTCTTGACCCAACGCCACGGGAAGAACAAAAGCTAAACTTTGAATATCTCCAGGCCATCGAGAAAGAAGCCATACCAAAAAGGGTATATCGGTTTATGCTGATCGATCAGGCTGGTGATGCAGGATCTAACAAGACTAAAGACGGTGATGCCTGGGCTATCGGCGTCCTGGCCGTAGAACCGGTTTCTGACGATATAGGCCAGGCAAAAGTATTTTTAGAAAATCTTTGGGTTGAGATTGCCAGCGAATCGGAGGCCATCGATCAAGCCGTAAGAATGTTTATCGATTCCGGTATCGTTGTGAGGCTCGGAGTAGAAAAGGTTGGTATTTCGACCACCCACATCCATATCGCAAAGGCATTGAAAGCCAGGGGACGCTACGTTGATTTTGATGAAAACAACAAGAAGACAAGCGTAGGAGTGCTTTTAAGACCGGCGGGCAGGCATAAAAAGAAATTTATCGAAGCTGCCCTGGCATGGCCGTTGAATAACTCCAAGCTCTACTATTCAAAATCTATCAAGTCCGGATATATTGAACGCCTGAAACAAGAAATGGATAACTTTCCACTCTGGCATGATGATGTATTGAATATGATGGCTTATCTTTATGACATGATAAAAGAATATAATTTCCCAAAACCAGTTTCCGAGTATGAGCTTATGCAGAGACGAAGAGAACAACAGGAATACAATCCACTCACTTACGGATTGTCATAGGAGGATAAAGTATGTCAAGCAGACCGAGAACGCCTGCACCGGTGATGGTAGAGGCTCCGACCGAAACCGAGTTAGAGAGTACGGCAGAAGCGGCTGCCCAGATGCAGGCCGAGAAAGCCAGGAAAAAGAAGAAGGCGGGCGGAACACTTCTGACCGGGCCTGGAGGAGTGGGAGAGCAGGCCACCGTTAAGAAGGAAACATTAGGGGCATAGATGGAATATACGAAAGAAAACGAACAGAAAGCCAAAGATATAGAAAAGATGCTTGGCTATCTTGCCACAATACGTCAATCTTGTGAGGACAGTGTTGACGAAGTGATAAAATTTACAAATCATTCGAGACGGACAATAAAAGATAAAGATAGGGTCAAAGGTCAACATACCGGAAAGGATGTCTACGATGGAACATCCATGAGCGCCGCAGGACTTCTTTCCGATGGTATTCATGGATATCTCTGTAGCCAGAACATGCATTGGCACGATTTCGTTCTACCTGGAAAAATGAACTATCCCCGCAGCTCCCGTAACATGAGAGGATGGACAGGGAAAAGACTCGATGAATATCCCGATGTGAAACGCTGGCTCAACGAATGCGAAGAAGTACAATATGACGCATTTAATCGAAGTAATTTTTATACCCTGAATCCATCTTATATTCGTGAAGGCGCAACGGTAGGGACGGCGACTTATTTTATCGAAGAAGATGTCGGGCCTGGGCGTATCGTATTCACTCTTCCTCATTTTAGAGAATGCTATATTGCTGAGAATCAATATGGACAGGTGGATACGGTTTATCGTGTCTATAAATTAACGCTTCGCCAGATGGTTCAAAAGTGGGGCATGGAAAGAATCGAAGAATTGGACCGACAATTTAAGACTTCATATAAAAACAACCCCTATACGGAGAGAGAATTCATCCATGCCGTTTATCCAAGAAGCGATTTTGATTCTACAAAACTCAACGGAGCAAATAAACCGATAGCCTCGACCTGGGTAATGAGAAGCCCGCTAAAATTAGTTGAAAATACTGGATACTGGGATTATCCATGTGTGACGTGGAGATGGAGAAAAAATTCAGATGAACTCTATGGAAGATCGCCAGCATGGGATGTTTATGTCGATGTGATGACAGCTAATCAACAAGGGAAATCAAATCTCATAGGTGGGCAGAAGATGGTCGAGGGGCCGATGATCGGACCATCTGATCTTCGTGGAATGGTGGAATCCGGCCCAAACGGTTGGACCTGGGTTGATGATATGAATAGATTGCCGAAACCTCTAAGCGAAGACATAAAACTTCCTTATTCCGTCGAGGCTCAGGAAAGAACGGATAAGAAAATAAGAGAACATTTTCATGTTGATTTTTTCTTGATGCTTTACCAGGCCGCATTTAACAGAGTGCAACTTACGGCAACTCAAGTCATAGGAATGCAGGGAGAGCAGGCTGCCGTTCTCGGAACAAGAGTTGGGAATTTCCAAAATGAGGGATTAGATCCGATAATGGATCGGGTATTCAATATCGAAAGAGAAGCGGAGATGAGCGGCCCCATTCACAATAAGGGAGTCTATATTCTCAATGGGTACCTCCGGGGGAAGTATGCCCAGGATAAACCGATTACCATGAGTGCCAGCCTCTGTTTTGAGCAGTCCTATAGCGGGGTGGAAGGGGACAGCGCTTCCTCCACAGAGATCTATGCTTTGCTTTCAAGCATCTCCGGACTCCCCCTGCGACAAGACATCGCCGTGACCGGTTCGGTCAATCAAAAAGGAGAGATTCAGCCCATCGGCGGCGTCAACGAA